CGTGGTCGGGTGGACGTAGGACACCTGTACGCCGTCGTAGCCGCCAGGAAGCGTGGCCTCGTACGTCATTTTGTACTCGTCCGTCTTCATGTTGGTCCGGTTGAATACGGCAGCCGGGTAGTCAACTTTCTGATCCCTGGTGAAAGTGAGCACACCGTCATCCCAGTAGGCCACCACTGAAGCCGCGTTGCAGATCGCTTGCACGCGGTCGCCGAGAGAATCGTTCTCGTCGTCGAACGTGTAGTCGAAGTAACCCAGTCGCTCATCAGGCAGACTTTCAGCGAGCGAATACAGTCCGTACAGGTCAATGCTGCTTACCGGCTGTTCACCCATAATCAACCAAGTATGCGCCACCGCATCAGCGAACGAGCGCGACGGCCGCAGAGTGTAATCCACCTCCTGCGTGTCGAGGTTGTACGTAATGGTATGGCGCGTCACCAGTGCGTTATATTTGCGCTCGCGGCTCCCCAGCGCGTTCTCGGTCGCCCTCACCTTCACTCGTACCAGCGTGTCGGTCGGGTGAACGACATTCGTACGGATGTTGATGCTATGGATCTCTTCGACCTTCAGCAGTGACGCGTCGCCGGAGTTATCCGTGCGCTGGAAGCTGACCGCGTACTTCCCGAAACCTCCGGTCGGAGTGATCTTGTCGGTTCGGTAAAACACTTCGCTGGTCGACTGGTGAGGCGTCGTCTGCCGATACGAGAATGTCTGCTGCGTACCAGGAACTTGGTTGTAGTCGTCGTCAATTTTCCAGATGACAACCTTCCAGTTGGTCTCTTTCTTCCCGCCGAGGCTGGACTGGGTATGCAGCCACAGTTGCGTTGACTCGACCGGAGAAAAGAACGGCCCAACCACCAGCGCCTCGTTATCGTTGAGGATGAATTTCGTGGTGTTGATCGTGGCGTTAGCAGGAATGTCCTGCGGCCCCTCCAGCTGGTTCATCGTAAACGTGTACCAGCGCACCGGGTTAACCACAGCGCCATCGTTTGTTTCAACGGCGGAAATAAGCGTGCCGGAGAAATTTGCGTCAGTGGTGACGCTGCCTGATGCTGTGTTGTACGTAACGTTGATGGTGAAGGTAACCGCATGCGGCAGAACCAGACCCATGAAATAGTCAAAATCAGCTTGTTTCACGATTTTCATCGCTATCTGTCCGCCGGAATACGTTCCGCTGACCACCGTGTTTGCCGTTGCTGTTTCGATCGGGAAGTCGCTGGCTTCGTTCTGCCCGGGAACCTCCTGCCCGTCGACGTCATCGAACCCGTAACCTTCAACGATCTGCGGGATTACTTCGCCAGGCTGGAAGAACTGGAATTCAGCACCTGCAAGAGAGCCCAGGCTTGATTCTGAGTAGCGCACGGACTCGTAATCGTATTTGCCGATACCGATACACATCCATTCAGTGACGTACTTCAGGCCGCCGTCTGTGGAAGTCTGATGAACGTATTCAAATACCGATTCCTGAATCAGATCCGGGAACGAACGGATTTGGCCGTAGATATCCGGCTTGGCTTTGTAGACGCGCGCGGTGTTTGTTTGACCGGTCAGGCTATTGTTCGGTGAGTCGACGGCATTACCGCCGTTGTTCGCGATTGCCGGCTTCGGCGCCAGGAACGAAAACACCTGGCCCACTACTTTAAATATCGGGCTAAGGATATCGCCGACAATGCCCTTTGGCTGGTCGAAAATCTGGATGTTGTCCAACTCGCTCAATTCAAACGCCAGCTCGTCATCGTCGCCCAGCCTTACGCCGTTGCGGACGATCAGCAGATCACGGTGAAAGGTAGCGTCATTGGCCGCCAGCCAGTCATAAAAAAGGGTGCCGTTTGGCACCCTGCAACGCAGCTTAGGCGTTCCTGGAAAATTCGATATCTCAACCAGCGCCATACGAAAAGTACTCCACTTTGGTGAATGCCCGCTGAATGACCAGCAACGAGTCCATGCGCACGCTTCCATTCTCGCCGCGGGAGTGCAGCGCCTGCCTGTTCAGTACCAGACCAACATGCGCCGGTTGCGCGCCGCGGTACCCGACAAATATCCCGCCATCGACCGGCTTATCAACCTTGCGCCAGAAAACGACGTCTCCCTGATAGCAGGTGAAGAAGTCCTCGCCGGCTTCGTAGTCCGGCGTCTGATGCAGTTCTATGCCGAGGACATGGCGGTAATACAATACGCACAAGCCCCAGCAGTCGACTTTCTCGAACGAGCAGGCCCGGTTAGCCCACGGCACTCCGATAACCCGCCGGATAAATTCATCTTTAGTCATGCGGATTCCTTATAGGTACTGGAGTCCAGTGTATTCGAGGGGATCGTATAATTTTCCAATATTATTATTGAGCGGGTTGGTCACAGACAGGGTGACAGACGCGGCGTCGGCATCGATGTCCACCGTCTTGACGTAAAGCTGCCACGACTTAATCGGCACCGACACATCGCCGCTGTCGAAGATCTGCCTGGTGGCCGTAATGGCCGTCAGACGGGCTGCACCCTTCCACTGCTTCATCAACGCTTTGATGTCAGACGACAGCCTCCCTAACTTCACCGTCGCGTCGATCACCGGCGTACCGCTCTGCTGGCTCTCTTCGATTTCAAATCGCGCCGGCGTGTACGCCTGTCCGCCGAGCGTCTTGGGGAAGAACTGCTTGTCGACAAGGCGAACGTAACCAAAGGATGGATGGTAGAACGTAATGGTGTCGTACAGTCCGCGCGTCGGGCGTTGCTGCTTATACTCCCTGAAGCTCGGCATTACGGCGCCCTCGGTAGTGATTCCGGATCGCGCCCGTCCGGATAACCCGTGACAACGATATCCAGCCACGAATCCCACGGCGGCGGCAGTTCAACAATGATGTCGTCAAACTCGTCATCGGCGTTGTACAGGTGGTTGGCAATAACGGTTCCCGTCCAGGTCACCACTCCGCCAGAAATATTGGTCTGGACAGGGAAACCATCTTTCGTAAAGTGAAGCTCCTGAACTTGCAAGCCACTACCGCCAAGATTTATCGGCATTCTGAACCAATAAATACCGCCGTGAAGATAGTTGGGACTACGTAACCATTGCTGAAATGCTCGGTCTTCCGCCAAGGTGAAGATCCACGTCAGAGACCAGGTCACTTTCAGGTCGTCGGTAAGGTTCTGGAAGATAGCCGGGCCGACCGCTGGCTGGTCGGTCTGGAACCCGGTATCGAGCGTCATGTTTTTGCTGGCCTTCTGCGCCAGCGGCAGCCAGTCGGGATAGTCGATAATTGGCATCAGCCCTGCCCCCTTGGCGTGCGTTTAACATTGAAGTTACTGGTTATACCGCTGCTGATTGGCCCGCCGTTGTTCAGGTCTGCAACAATGACATCAACGGTAAGTCCTCCATTTGCATCAGTGCCAGCCTGTGCATCAACGGACGATGACGTGTAGTTCTGGATGTTGATAACTACCCCTCCGCCGCCAGAAGTCATCTCCTTGTTGCTGATCACCCTGCCATTGTCGCCTGGTATCATGTACTGCTTACCGGTACTGGCCTGGTAAATCTCTGGCATGCCACCTTCGCCGACCTGATACATCCCACCAGCCGAGACAGGCCCGCCGTTTTTACGTTTTCCTGACAGTGCCAGGATGCCAGCCATCGCACCAAGACCAATAGCCACCGCACCACCGAATGAAGCCACGGATGACATGATGGCCGCCGGAGTCCATGCTGCCGTTGTGGCCGCCGCCGCCGCGGTAGATGTCGCCGTCGTGGTTGCGATGCCTGCTGCCTGTGCCGCGGTGGATGCTGCAACCGCCGAGGTAGTGGCCGTCTGGCCCATAATGGCCGACTTAACCCACTCGACGCCCATCTGCACAAATGTGTTTACTAGGCTATTTAAAACGGTTCTTCCTAAAGATTTAGCCGCTTCTTCAGCGTCCATGCTTTTGGTGATAAGGCCAGTCAGAGTGTTAGAGGCATTATTGCCGAATGCGGTAAATGCCGCAGCTGCTGCCTGAGTGGCCGCGTTCTGTTGCGCCCATTCTTCCCACATCGCAGCGTTACGCTGGTCACGATACTGCTGCTCTATAGCGGCACGCGCTGCCTCAGCCTCCCCGATCTTCTGCGGGTAAAGCTGGGCGTAAAGCTGGATGTCAGCAATGTCTTTCTGATACTGGCTATCCAGCCCGGCAGTTTTGCTGGTTTTACCCTGGATGGTACTGAACTTATTGGCAGCCTCTGTGCGCTCCCGTTCAGCCTTGGCCTGCTCACGCAATGCGTTGGCATTGTCCCAGGCTTTTCCTGCCAGTTGCCCGGCCAGCAGAAGTTGTTCCTGCGTGGCTGTGTTACCGAGAGACTGTTGCGCATTAAGCACGGACTGCGCTCTGGATAGTTCACCGACACTGCCAGCTGACAGCTCGGCCTTCTGCCTCAGTTCATCAAGCTTTTGATTAACAGATTCTTGAGCTTTGGCGTATTGCTCAGCTTCTTTCTGTGCCGCAGACTTTCCGCCTTTCGTTTTAGAACCACCTGAAGTGGCGATGGCTTTTATTTCGATAGGCTTAGTAGCTGCTGCTGTTTTCTGAACCGCATCCCAACCGGCGCGAGAGGCCTTCTCCCACGCTTCAGCTGTAAGTTGCGCGGATTTCTCCTCGTTCTCTTTCTGCCAGTCACCAAAGCCAAGCCAACTCCATGTTCTCGCTCGCTTGGCGTACATTTCGGCTTCAGAGCGCAGATCTGCTATTTGCTGACTGGCGGTAGCGGCCTGCCCGGTAAGCCTGCCAATGGCAACAGCAAGAGAATCGATAACCAGAACCATCCCGTTGCTAGCCCCTGTAGCCTGGTTAATATTATCAACCATGGTCAGGAAAGAGTTGGTGAGAGCGGTATTGGCCTGTGAAAGCGTGCGCGGTAGTTTCTCGAACTCTGCATTCACTGAACCGGTTTGCTTCTGAATGGCGTTCAGAGCATCTTCTGCCGTCAGTTTCCCGTCCAGCATGAGCTGACGAAGCTCTCCGATGCTTACACCCATCCCGGCGGCAATCTGGCGCGCCAGTTCCGGCATTTGCTCAAGGATGGAGTTGAACTCCTCCGCCCGAACCGTTCCGGAGGAAATTGACTGGCCGAACTGACGAAGAGCATTCGCCATTTCTTCGGAAGAGGATCCGCCAATGCGACCGATTTTCTGAAGCGTCTCGGTGAGTTGGATGATCTGGCCGTTGGTCGCTCCGGTATCGCGCAACGCCGTGCTGAGAGTCTCCCACAGCTTTGCTGTATCCTGTAGCGAACCACCCGTTGCCGAACTGATGCGCATCAGACTTTGCATAGTCTGCGATGCTGTCGCTGCGCTGCCAGTGAGCCTCTCTATACGCGCGTTGAGCTGGCTCATGTTGTCAGCAGCTACGAGGAATGCCTTACCCCAGTCAACAACGAGTGAGGCGGCAATTGCCCCGGCGACGCGGTTGATATTCGTCTGCAACTCATCCATCTTTTTGGCTGCATTGGTCGCCGAGTTGCCGATGGAGTCGAGCGACTTATTGGCCTTTCCCTGCGCCTTGAGCAAGCCAGAAACATCGGCCTCGATGTCGTAATAAATCTCGCCTGCTTTCTCAGACATCAGTTTTCTCCGGGCATAAAAAAACCCACCGAGTGGTGGGTTAGTTATTCGTGTCGTTTATTGGCATCGTTCTGTGTAAGCCGGTGGTGGAGGCGTATCTTTCGAACTGAGGAAGTGATCACCAAGGGTGTAGTCGACACCTTTTGAGAACATCCCCTTCGATTTCATTTTCAGCTCAACAAAGAAAGGATGGAACCCTGCATAGGCACCGAAACCGTTCTTTCCGTTAATTTCCCCGCAAACAACAGCATTAACACGACCGTCATCGGCATTTGTCATCTTCACAACTTTCACGTTGCGGAATTGCGCGCTGCCAGGATCCAGTAGATTGGCTGAAACTTCAGATTGTGCCAGAGAAATTGCCTTTTCCTCGCCAGGCTTACAGCCAGCCAGAATCAATGGAATCACCAAAACCAAAAGTATTTTCTTCACTCTTATCCCCTGAGTATTTTTGTCGTGCCATCATACGCCCGGTCAGGCGGGGCTGGAACATCCATTATTAACTCAGGCCGCTTTCTTTGCTGATTTTTCGCGCTCAACCATTTCCTGCCAACGGCGATCATCATCGTCCATAACCGCGTCGTACTCTTCCCTCGTGAAGCCCTTCTGGTCAGGGTATTTGGCATTAAGCATCATAGCGAACTCGGTCATAGTAAGGTTTTCAGCCTCTTCCCTGCTGATCCCGAAATGGTTTCTTGCCGCCATGATGTATTCAGTTGCATGGAACTCCGGTGTCGTTTCCTTGCTTTCGTGCTTCTGCAACTTACGAACCTTGGCCCGTCCGATAACGCCATGCATGATCAGTGACTGAGCTATCAGAATCAGGTTCTCAGGCGGAAGCGCGCCACGGCGCCATACAAACGCTCGCCGTCCAGTGCGTGATGGCTCATGCCAGCCTGTCAGCTCTGAAACGTCCTCGTCACAGCATGATTGAATGACATTAATAGCCGAGAGCAATGCCTCACGCACAAACGCGGCAGAACCTGCCGCATCCAGAGCCCACCGCGGCAGGGAAATGTCCCCGAAGTAGTATGCGTAAAATTTACGCTGATGCTCCGGTATGGCGCTGTGAATTTCTCTGGCCGCTTCAAGCATCTTTGCCACATCGTCATTGAACAGCGCATAGAAAGTGCGGACGATATGCTCAGGCTCGCCGATTCGCGTCATATTGCGGAACGATGGTCGGAAGAAGTATTCTCGGCCGCCAGCACCAATCAGGCACTCGCCAATTTCTTTCAAAGGGGTCATATCGTTCTCCATAACCATTATCAAGGGCAGCAAGCCGCCCTTTGTAGTGATTACGGTGCGGCAGTCACGGTCACAGCACAGGTGTCGGTGAAATCACCGTCAGCAGTGGTAGCCGTAATAGTCGCGGTGCCCTCGGCTACTGCTGTCACCAGGCCGGTTGAACTGACGGTGGCTATGGAAGGTGCCGAAGTGGTCCAGGTGATCGCTTTGTTAGTCGCATCTGTTGGCTGAACCGCGCCGCTGAGTTGCTGGGTTGCTCCAACGACCAGAGAAGCAGTTGCAGGAGTTACTTCAACGCCAGTGGCCGCGATAGAATCAGCGACTTCAAACACGACAGTGTCGGCGTCGTAGACCTTCCACTCGCCGGAGAAAGTGGAGATATCGTTGGTACCGAAGTCACCAGACCATGAAGTGGTGTTCATGTAGCCCTGGATATAAGTACCGGCGTTCTCACCAGCAAAGTCGAACCGCACCCACAGGTTAGGCTGACGGCCTGCCTGCACTTCGTCAAAGATGTACTTCGACAGACGCCACGCGCCGATCTCGTTATCTTTATCAGACTTGCGAAACTCCCCTTCGCCGGAGATCGTCAGATCCATGTTGTTGACCAGGTTCTCCACCAGCCCTTTAGCATCATCTGCCTCGGAGTTGATGGTGTTCATCGAATAGTCGATGCCCTTAGTCGTCATAGCGCCGAGACGCTTCCACTCGGAAAGCGCTGGCACTGCGTCGGGGCAGCCAAAGGCCATGCGTAGCACAGCTACTTTCCCGATCAGCTTGCCAAAATCATTAGCACAGCCTTGCATGTGTACCTCTCAAATAAAAAAAAGGCCACCGGATGGCAGCCTGATGGGTTGATGATTGGGTTATTCGCCGTAGACGCACATGAACTGGAGTCTGAAGACCAGGCGGCCCTCTTCGGTCAGGATTGGTGCTGGCATGTTTCCGAGATTTTGAATCAGGCCAAGGCATTCGTCGGCAATGTCGTTCTGTTCGACATAATTGATGATTTCCTGAGCCTTTTCAGCGGCTGCGCGGCGCTTATCTTTGGCGGAAATGACATCCACCAGCACGTAGTGATCAGATCCGAGGTCATTTCGGATGTCGGTACCGCCGTTAGGCCGGAACACGATGAATGCGTCGGTTAACTTCGTTGTGTCGTCCCAAGCCAGCAACTGAACAATGAAGCCAGTGGTAAGCCCGGCATCAACGAAGTAGTTACACATGGCAGGTGTCATACTGAAAGCTCCTTGCGAATTACGGCATCAATCTGGCTGCGGGTATCCTCAAAGCCTTTGGTGAGGAACTCTTTCTGCGCGGTGGCGCGGCGGAAGGTTTGAGGAACATTCGGGTCGTGAACGAATACAGCGTAGTTCGCCGTGTAACCCACTCGCCCTGTCAGTCGAACGCCGTTGTTTATCAACTCCCGATACTGGCTATTAAGCAGCGTTGAAGTGTCTATCGGCGTATAAAGCGCGGCCTGGGAGCTGCCGATTATCATTGCTGACTGTAGCGCCCTGACGACCTTTCGCCCTTTCACGTCGTTTATGATGCGGTTGAGCCCGGCTTTCGACTGCTTAACGCCACGTACTTTGATGCCCATGGCTACACTCCCGTCAGGATGGCGTAATCATCCGCCACTCGCTCAAACGTGTCGGCATAGCGAATAACCTGCCGCACCTCGTCGGCACCGGCCACAACCGGGTCGGCTTCCGTCGATACGCCAATCAGCAGGTAATCACCCGTGGCCGCCAGCGCGAACTCTGTCCAGACGGTGTTCTTAACGACGATTTCAAATCCCAGGCTGGCTAACTTCTTGCTGAGCCCACCTTCGTAATCACAGAGGATTTGCTCAGGTTCGGCATAGCCCAGCGGGTCGCCGTATTCGTCATTGCCTTCCAGCTTTCGCCAGATGGTCGCTGTTGCCGTGTATGACCAATTCGCGGTTGCAGACATCAGTCATCCCTCCATCGCAGCACCTTCGCGCCAGTCGCCCGGATACGCGGGCAGTTGATGAACCACTCCCCGTCCGGTTTCACGTAGCCGGTAGTCTCCCGCCCGGTGTCGGTCATCACCCAGACGCGGGTGAACGAGCGCGGTAGACCGTGCTTAACTGATTTGTATGTCATCAGCAGCCCCGGACCACCATGAACAGGCCGACGCCATTACCTGCGCTGATAGGCAACTCACCGGTGCAACCGCTGGTATCAAGCCGGGCCAACGAGTCGCGCAGCCAGGTAATGCTGTCGTCACCATATTCAAACGAGCGGGACGCGCCAGACGGCGCCCCCTGCGATTTGATGCGGCGCGCGCCGGACGAAGTAGCCATAAGCGCGGCGGCGTACATCAGGATCAGCTTCGCGGTGCACTCGTCATAACCCGCGCCATCGAGACACGGGATAATCTTGTTCACCACGCAGAGGATCGGCGTAAGCAAGGCATCAGGTATGGCGTACCCCAACTCAGCGAGGAAGCCTTTAATTTCTTCTGGCGTAAGCGGGGTTGCCATGGTTATTTCGCCTTTTTCGATTTAGCGGAGGTGTCTTCATCGTTGCCTGGCGTAGCCACTTCCAGTTTGCGGTCACCGCCTGACAAGACTTCTACCAGCCCAGCGGTTTTCCACTTGATCGCAGTCTCTTCACTGACCTCCACCTTTGCACCAACCTCCAACTTCTGGAGATTGGCACCGGAGAAAAGGTTATCGCTAATCACTTTAACCAGTGCCATATTTCACCCCTTAGCTGTGTGCGTAGATGACAGATTTCTTGCTGTTGATGTCGGTCTTAACCATCAGGCCAGCAGCGCCCCAGGTGCGCCAGATGTAATCGCTGTTGTAGAACGGACGCGGGTCGGCAACAGTGCCGAACGCCTGGCCTACAATTGGAGCAATCACGCCAGCGGTCAGCGGAACGATCAGGATCTGGTTACCTGTCAGCTGAGCATCTTCTTTAATCGCGGCAATACCGGACAGTTTCAGAAGCTCTTGCAGGATCGTGTCTGACTGGTAGTTGTCACTGAAGTAGCGCTCCAGGTTGGAGATGATGGCGCTGGAAACATACCAGGTCTGCTCTGCGTACTGATTGTTGGTCAGCTTGAGAGTGTCGCGCAGCTTAATCGCCGCGTTACGGATCTGCTCTGCCGTGGCGGAGGCGCTGGTGAAGTCGATATTCAGGCCAGATGCGCCCAGATCAACCATCGCAACGCGCTCATCGTTCTTCAGGCCCTTCCAGGTCTTCTCATCAAACTTGATGTAGTTTCCTTCCGCGTCACGATAGCCGTTGTAGATGTAATCCACATACTGGCGACGGACTTCGTTGGTGGACTCGAATTGAGCATCAGAGATGATGTCGAACGCATCCGGGTTGTTCAGGCGAGGCTCACGCCAGTGGAATTTGAAGCCAGTATCGTGCACCGGAACCATCGTGCCGTCGTACTGGTACTGCACCGCATCCAACGCCGCGCCGATCTGGCCTGACATAGAGGTGTGAGCCCACATGCGGCCGCCGGACTTAGCGTATTCGTACACGGTCTGGTTGATGCGCACCGAGCGAGACAGTGGCATCAGGTCGTTGAACAGTGTGAACTCAGTGTTCGGCTGGAATTGACGCAGCACGGTCTGGTCAAATGCCTTATACAGATCAGCAGGTGAGCGAACGGCGTTGATGCCATTCAGCTGATTAACTGCATTCAGGCGATCAGCCATTTCCTGCATTACGTTAATGCCCTGATGGTTCAAAGCGGCATTACGCTCCTGCGTCAGCATACCAAACTGGTACTGGTTCACGGCCAGGTTGCCGGTCTTTTCGCCCAGCGATTTAGAATAAACAAGCATTCAGTGACTCCTTACTTAATCACTACGCGAATGAGGTCGCCAGCAGCGGCGGTGATTGAGCGCTCTTCGTCGCAATAGCAGCGATCTGATTCGCCAGTGGCCCATTTCTTCACCTGGCCGTTGACGATTGAGAGAGCGTCGCCTTTTTTGTAGGTACCGGCGGCAGCGCGGACGTTCAGGAACATGCCAGGCAGTGGATGGATCCCCACCAGCAGATCGTCGACAGCAAACGTGTCATCTACCGTCTTGCAGCGCAGATAGTCGAAGTCAGCGACATAGATAATCGCTGTTTCGCTACCATCTACCGACACCTTGAAGACGCCAGCATCGAAGAAGCCCAGGGTGCCGGGCTTGACCGCGGTGGCTCGGCCTTCACGGTTGAGCAGCGGATTAGGGAATACGCCACCGGCGTGAATTACGTGTTTTCCGTCTTTAGCCATTTTTTACTCCGGCATTTCGCTGACTGATTGGGTGTTGGTAGCCTGGTTGCGGAATGCACCGTTCAGGCCGAAAGAGGTCTGGCACTTGGCGTACATAGCGTCGAGCGCCTTGCCGTCCAGATCTGCGACTTCTTCATCGCTCATGTTCATCGCCAGTTTCACAGCCGCGCGCTTTTCGCCTTTCTCTTTGTCGGCGTTCGCGTTCAGACTGTTGAAAACGACGTCCACGCGATCGGCTAGTGTTTTCGCCCACGCTGGCATCTCTTCGTTATTTGTAGCCTGCTCTTTTTTCTTGGGCTTGCCGGTTGCCGGGTCGATTTCTTCGTCGCCATTTTTCTTGGCGGCGGCTTCGTCGGCCTTCATCTGGTTGTATGCGTCCATCAGCTCGGCGTCGGACTTGCCTTCGGTCGGCTTACCAGCGGCTTGCAGCGCATTGATAATCAGCTCTTTCATCGGATCGTTCTCTCCGTTGGTTTTAATCTCGTACTCAGGTTGTTTGCGCACGACTTCTACAGGTTCGCCGACGAATTGGGCCTTGCCGTCATCGTCGATGATGTACTTCTGTTTGAAATAACGGGAATCATCCCGGTATACGAAGGTGTCAGGCCATACCGACTCTGGCCAAAGCCAGTTGTCATCAGATCGACCCTCTCGCAGCTTTTCACTGATTGCGCGCTGGATGTCGTCGAAGGAAAAGTTGGAGGCATTGGTAAAGAAGAATTTGGTTTTGTTGATCAGGCCATCGCGGGTGCAGTCGATTCCGTCAGCCAGGCGGGCAACTTCGATCTGCTGCTCATCACCTTCTGAGTTAACGAAGATGCCAACGCCCTCCTCCGGCGTACCGGCGCCTGGCTCATCAAGCAGCACAGCCACATGGTCAAACATCATGTTTGTGGCGATCTCGTTGTACTTCTTGCCCTTCGATTCGCCGTTGGCGGCGATACCGGAATAGAGCAGTCCTGTGGAGATGTGAATCGGGTCAGAGTTGGTGCCGGCTAGCATCTCATCCAGGCGGTTGATCAGGCGCTTGCCCTTGTCGCTCGACTCGGCGTACTGGCGGTTAACGTACATGTCGCCCATCACCTTCCCGTCTTTGTGGCTGACGTTCTGTAGCCAGGCCCCGACGTGGTACTCGTTCACCGCCCGGACATCACGCGCCGACACATGCTTGCCGTCCACTTTCGGGTGGCCCAGCGGCATCGGGTTACGCTCGAGCGTGTTGTAGGCCTTTTCGATTTCTGCTGCCGGGTACAACTTCCGGTTCATCACGATATCGTCCACGACAGGCGTGATGCCGCGAACCACGATATGTGGCTTGCCGTCTATGGTTTCAGTTGTGATGTTTGAAGCGGAGTTGACGACGGTCAGCACGTTAACGCGGTTGCGTTTCATGCTGTTTCCTCAAGTCAAACTAATGAGATATAACTAAACGGATGTCTTTCAGATAAATAGGAGTGAATTGATGGCAACATATAAAGTGACATATCAAATAAATGGTGATTCAACTTATCGAGATGTTAATGTCGAAAGCGACCACTCTTTGACAACTGTCGATAAAGAAGTAATCGAAGCTGCTAATCGTGATTCTGTGAATTTCACTTCAACTACCTCAGGAACATCACTAATTGGAATTCGAATAGTTTCAGTAACAGAGGTTATTTAGCTTTATTCCAGAGCTGGCGTTCTTTCGCCAGCTTATCCGCCAGCCCTTCGTTGAATATGCTGCCGTCGTCGTTGAGCAGCACAGGTATCTGGCTGCAATAGCAGTTGTACCGATTGCCGTTCTGAGCGTAGAAGTCCCGCACCTCTTCGGTGGTGTAGACCTTACCGTGTCGGCTGGCGTGCCAGGTACGCGTCGTTGGCTTGAGTGCTGAAAGCCACAGCAGGCCAGTATTTAGCCCCAGCCTGTCAGCAGCCCAGTCGGTTTCGTTCCACTGTGCCTGCCTCAGCGCGCCGACCTGCTCGGTCTGAGCGATGTTTTTCGCTTTCGACGTGGACACATCGAGGCGCTTACTGATTACGCTGGCTGTCTCGCGAGGATTCACGCCGCGCGCTACCGCATCGGTGATGATGTTTGTCAGGTCGCCGCGGGCGGTGTCGCTGATGACCTTCCAGTCACTGAACGTTGTCAGTCTTGCCGCCGCTATCTGGTTCAGGTAGCCGAGGCTGCTTAAAAGCTGCTGGAGCGTCGTCTGACTGGCGTACGCCTGCGACTGCACCGACAGGTTGGTGAAGGCGTTTAGCGTGCCGCGGTCATATTCCGCAATGACGTAGTCCATCGCCCATAGGTTCTGGCTGCCGCCTTCAAGAAGCTCATCATCAAGAATCGACTGCACCACCTGGAGCAGATCGGCCAATTCAGCAGCTGTCATGTCATAGACGAACTTACCGGCATTGACTTGATACAGCGAAGGTTCTGCGCCCTCGTTGTTGCACATCATCCAGGACTGCTGTGCGTTCGCCTCACGTTGCTGCCCAGTCAGCCGCAGCTCAAACAGAGCCTTAAGCCTGCGCTTGATGTTCAGATACCGATCTTCGATATCATTGAACATCCGACTGACCTGCCGCGATGATTGCGTCGGGTCAGCTTTATTACGCGGTACGATTGGCGTCCCGATTCTGGTTTGCGCTGTCATCATCATCTGTCAGCGGATCCTTATCGGTTTGCTTTACATCAGGGTTAGGTGGCTGCACGACCTTGCGAGGCTCAAGCTCACCAACTGCGCGGATTTCGTTTTCATCCACTGCCGGAGTGCCGTATGCCTGTTGGGTATCTTTCGCCACGACAGCCATTGCCTGCATGTTGGCAATCTTCTCTTTCTCACTCGGCGCGAGCAGATCAGACCATGCCAGCGTAACCTCTCCGGATGTAGGCGGGTCAATGACACCTACTGTCCAGAAGCGCTCAAGCACACTCTCAATAACCGTCGACTGGAATCCCCAGCGGCGGCCGTTACAGCGCTTCGCCCAGTCTGTTTTGTCCTCATCTGAGGCAAGGCGCCCCGTCTGCTGACCAAACAGTATGGTGAACGGGCACTGAATCGAAGATGCAAACTCGTTGGCAGCTACTGTCCAAGTCGGGGATGGATCGGCAGCTGCAACAGAAAGCACCGACGGCGTGCCGGCCTGCATTACCAGGGCAGAATCAGTGCCACGGTTCATCTTGGCGACTTTGTCGTTGAGCGCTTCGCCCAGGTCTTTGTAGCCAGCGTCTGTGGCTTGCTTTGACAGGTTCGCAATGTTGGTTTCTTTGTCGAACGCAATCCCGAGCTGGCGACTGGCATTCTTCAGGAACCCTTCGGCACTACCACCCGATACCTTTTCAAGGTCGAGAAGTTTGTTGTAGCCCGCGCGCAGGAAAGGCACGCCAGAGAGCATGTTCTCGTCTTCTGAACCTTCGCAAAGGATGATAATTCGCTCGGGGTGTACGGTAACGCCTCGCACCGGGCCGTACGTACCATCATCACCAACTGGCTGTTCGTTGAAGCTGTACGAAACTGGCTGGCCATACGTTTCTGAAAGCGTGTCGGTATCGAAATTACCTGGCTTGATCTGGGATTCCCACGCGGGGATCAGCTTAACAATGGCCTTGTCTTTCAGCCGTGACACCACCGACCTGTCTACCGGCTCACTCCACTCTCTTCCGTCCCGAAACTGAATCAGCAATGCCGAGTACCGGCCAACCAAGTTACGGCGATCCGCATCCTTAATTTTCGGCCAGTGTTTCTTCAGCAATTTAGTAGCTGACTTCTCCCATTCCGTTGTCTCGGTTGACTCCTTTCCATCGTCGCCGTCGATGATCGTCGGGTTATCAACCCAGCACGAATCAAGAAGCTTATGAACGGCGGCAAACGCCACCGCGTTGCGCTCATAGGCCCGGTAGTAGCGGTCGAACTCGAGACTATTTGGATAACCGAACTCATCCCACAACTTTGTGCGTTTGGTATTTCCCGGCTGGCCCGCGTACAGCATGCGCTGCCGCCCTAAAGCATCAGCAAGGGCATTAACGAGGAACTGTTCCCCGGTGCTTATTTCACTCACTGATGAGCTCCTTAGAAGAATACTGCGCCGACCTGTTTGTGGTTGTTCTTCGCTACGGCAAAGTAGCGGAAACTGTCAGCGCCGTGTGATGTGAAGTCATGAAGCGGCTTATCTTTCCAGCAGCCGCGCTTGTCGTCCCACTCCTTGCGGTAGCCCTCGAGGTGAGATATGCCCTCGGCACACTTCTCCTCATCGAATACACAGGACGGGAGGATTTCGCGCACCGACTCAATGCCGGTATCTATTCCCACTTTCGGAACCACCTGAAACGTCATGCTGTAAACCTGCCCGTCGATTTCATACCCTTCACGGGCAAGTTCTCTGCGGGATTTGGCGTCAGCACCGAATTCACGGTTATCGATGTCGTGCGGCCCCCAGTGCTCACCGTACTCATAACCCCTATCCTTCAGCACCTTCATGTAGTGCCGCAGGCCTTCACCAGAGTTTTCGTAGTAGTCGATGATGTGGAACTCTTCGCCAACCTCACGAACGAACCAGATAGCCGTGGAGTCGCCCACACCGATATCCCAGAATGTATGAACTGGCAGATGTGAGTTATCCGGGATTTGCCCTATCCGCTTGTTGGTATAGAGCCAGCGGAACTGCTTGGCGTAGTACGCGCCCTCGACCGACTGCTGGAACGCCTCGGCCGGAATGGTCGGGTATTCGCGCTTCATGTCATCGCCGAGCGTTTTCTCTTTAGCGTAGTACCAGGCTTTCTGGCGATCATTGACGACTACGCCGTGCTTCGACTCCATTTCAGCGAAGTACTCAAGCAGGCGCACCGGCAGAGACTCTACCGTGTCGATTGCGTACTGCGGGTTCTTCCACCAGGAGAAGAAGAAAAACTTCCAGTCCAGCGCGGATAAGGGCTTGCCCTGTAGCAACGCTTTCTCTGCCGTCTGGCAGTAATCAAAGAAGTAACCCGCCCGTCCCTCTGCCGTGCTCTCGATAGTAGCGAAGCATCCCGTCGATACCGCCTCAAACGCACCAGTGACGATCTCACGGGCTTTGTCCGGATACTTGGCGCATATCTTTCCAAACTCGGAAACGTGAAGGTAGCGCAGCGTACCACCACGAAACGACGTGCTGACGTATAGCGAGCCGCCCTTCTTAAAGACCAGTTCACCAGACGAGTCATTGCTCGCCGGGTTGGCCGCCTTTATCTCTGCTGGCAGCTTGTCGTATGCGTACTTCACCTTTTCGCGGAACAGGCGCTTTGCGTCATTCAGCGTATGGGCGATCAGCGCGCATTTAGCTGACTCGAACAGGGCCGCGTCGAGCTGGATGATGCACACTTCAGTCGTGAAACCGAGCTGACGAGCCTTAAGGATGATGTTGCGGGTGTGGATCCCCTCAAAGTACTCCCGCTGCTCAGGTGTCATCCTGAAGCGTGTGGGCTTACCCTCTTTGTCGGTGATCCAGTAAAGATTGTTAAGCCGCCAGTCTTTATTGGAAAGCAGCTTGATGTGCTCAGGTTTCATTACGCCCCCTGAGACAGTAAATCCATCAGGTCAGAAAGTTGCTTAACAGAGTTGTCGCCTTCAGGCCCATCTATGTCGTAGGCCTGTCGCTCAAGCCCGATCAGATTCTTCAGCGCGTCGCTCAGTGCCTTAACCGACTTAACGCGCTCCGGCATGCTGATGACCTTGTGGTAAATCTCATTGAGTTTGTCTTGGCCTTTGTCGTCGGGGTCGAACATCAGCTCTCCGAGCTTCTCCAGTGCGGACACGTCTGCGCACTCTGCACCCAACTCATCAAACAGGGCATTAGTTATCTGCCGGGCACGCTTAATGTCACCGCGATGTTCCATACGGACATTGGCGATTACCTCAGCCGTCGCTTCGATGAGTACGCGTTCATTAAAAGTGACTTCACTGCGTACCTGTTTGCGTACCTCAGCTTTGCGTACCAGATCGTCGGCTCGTTCTTTCACCTTCGCATTCAGGTCACGCGACCAGTCATCACGCTTGGCACGCTTACGGATAGCGCCTTCGCTGATACCGTGCTGTGATGCTATTTCTCGGAGGGACATCACTCCGGCCCGGTACGCCGTCTCGATGGCCTCCCAGTCCGGTTTGCTCATTCGTTACTCCGTTATTTGTTCTTCTGGCTGTTCGGTTTGCTCTGCCGGTACTGGCGTGAACTGCACGCGCTTCACATCGGCCGGAGCGAAATACAACCACTCGCCCGTCTCGGTCGCCAGCGGCACAAAACCGTTTACCAGCTCAGGCTGACGTCGTGACATCTTGCCCGTGAAGGTTTCGCCTGTTTGGGTGGTTAACGTGATTTGGTAGATGTCGGACATGGTTACCTCTTTGCCTTGTCGCAGCTGTTGCCCTGCTTCTCAGAAGTGCTTAGCCACTTACGGCTTACCCGTCAGCAAGATGTGATCACCATCCTTGCGGGGTTACACAGATCATTATCGAAGCCCCTCAGTGAAGAGCTTCTGTAATGAATCACAACTTAACGATGTGCCCTGTCAGTTCTTCGAACTTGTCTCTGCCGACCGAATTAAGCAGCGTTACAAAGCCACATGCCAGGATGTAAAACAGCGATGTGAATACCCATCCGGAGTAAGACAGCATGACGAAGATGGCCGCCATAGTCACAAGTCCAATGAGCCTTCTGATCGCGCCCTTGCGTTTGTAATAGTCCTTTAGAGGGATTAACAGCTTGGCACGCTCCATGGGGTCACTCTCCTTCCCGGCCATGAACACAGCCACAAGGAACAGAGGCGAGATGAAGCAAGCAAGAGCTATAATCGCCCAGTAAGCCGCCACGACGATGCTCATCAGTGAATGGTCGCCCTGTAGTGTTGCGTAAACCAGCAGGCCAAACAGCCCCCAGACCAGCACGAATACAAAAGCAGCAGTCATCAACTTCTTCATAATTCACCTATAAGTTGCGAGCCTGTTCGCATAGATAAGCCGCCCCGAGAGATAACGATTTATCTCAGGCTCGCTTCCTATAGGCTCTCGGTTGGCAATGCGCTGCGATGCGCATAAAAAAGCCCCGCGGATGCGAGGCTGTGAGAATTTGCTACGGTTAAAGTCCAGAGGAGAGACTGTGTCAGAACCTCAGGGATGAGGCTCTATTTCCCCTGGGTCTGCTTATCCCATTCCTCGCGGAACTTGGATGGGTTGTCGAAACCTTCACTGCACTGGTTGGCTTTCATCACTTTGCCCCCGATTCTTTTGTTTTCTGGCAGTTCGCCTGCCACGCTTTGTTATGCGCCAGGATGTCGCGCTTCGTCTGGCGGTCAAGAAAATCAATGTCGTGATCAGTAAGGTAGATTGGCTTTACCCAGTCACAGGCTGTATCAACCACCACCGGGACGCTTCCACGTGTCACGCAGCTCGCGATCAACATCGTCATCAGGCATGCGGTTAACATTCTGCTGTACATTGCTGGCCTCTTTCGTTGCTTCTACCCGGCGTTCGGCTACTGACTCAATGGCTGCGGCCTTTTCTTCTGTGCGCTGCCGGTCTGCTTTTTCTTCAGCCTGTTCACGCCCGCGAAAACGGCCCACACCAAACGCACCAAGCACCATCAAGATCGCAACTCCGATTGCCGCCAGTACAGATTTGAGTGTCGTCATAGGCTCACCCGCTCGCGCATCCAGCCATAAACGAATGATTCGTTAGCCGGCCGCTGTTCTGCCAACTCAAGATAACGCTGGCCCTGGCTACAGTTCAGTGCGCGAAGCAATACGATTTCCCCTTCGCCGCCTCGTTTCTCCAGGAAGGACTTTAGCGCGCTGATGCTACGTGGGCCGATTTGCCCGTCGGCGATCAGATCCGGATAGAACTGCTGCTGGTTATTGAAAACGTTCAGCCAGCGCTGGAACCATTTAACCTGCACCGATGGCCCCATGTTCACACCGGTATCGCAAAGTTCGGCGGCAATGGAAGGGGATACTTCTGCCACCTGGTCAAAGCGAGGGCCATACCAGTAATCAGACTCAAGGATCGCCAGAGCCTGCTCACGTGTAAGGTTTCGCATATCACCGGTATAACCATGCGCGCGGGCAGTTGCCTGAGTAATTCCCCAGTTCGTTGGTCCGCCCTTATCATTCGGGTGATCAACATAACCGCCCTCTTTGCCGAGGATGGTGTTAAAGATATCGTCTTTGGTCATGGCTATTCCGTAATGACGACCTTCGCCAGGTTCCCGCGAGCCAGCCACACCGCCATGCAGATGACGGAGTTAAGCAGCAGGTCGCCGAGGTTAACCTGTACGTAGTGGCCGAGCAGAATGTTGAAGGCATTGAATCCGGCGGCAAGGATGACCAGATAGGCCAGCACCGCGACACTCAGGCGATGACGCTTTCCCTCTTTTCGAAAAAACATCAGCCTGACCATGATTAACAGGCAAACTATGGCGTTTGCATCCATCAAAAGAAGCTGCCATGTCATTTATCTTCCTCCCCCAGCCCCGGCATCTTCCCGCTTTTGGATTTGCGGAGAATGCGCAGCAGGACTGCCACGGAAATGGAAGCAGTAACAATTGCACCGACAGCTGGCGATACTTCAATGCTGGCCGGTGGCTTCATCAGGCTTAACGGCGTGTTAATGATTCCGGCCATGATTTTCGCCATGGGTACGGAGAAGAACACGCCACTGATAAACGATATCAGCGCAAAGATAGCCTGCTTCCAGAGTTGATGGGGGTCTGAGGTCAGAACGTATAACGCCGTTCCTGCAAGTGACCCGAGCATCACTGCTGGAGTCGCCTCCGGAAACAGCGTGGCAAAGGTTACACCGACTGATGACGATGTAAGACCAACGCCTACGATAGTGAAGGTCTCAGACATATTTATTCCGTGTGTAGTTGGTTCAGGCCCTCGGGACGATTTAACAAGAAGGCATGTCGAGGATGGTTCCCGGGGCCTGGAATAAAAAACCTGGCGACAAGCCAGGAAGATGAGGGTAAGGCAGTGTCGGCTCTCTGGCCGAAGGGTCCCAGGTAGTGGGTTTGGTTTGTGGTGGCCGGCGCTGCTATCCGGCATTCACGGCTATCGCTTTACGACGCCATCAGGACATTCACCACAACGGACAGAGCACTCATGACTCGCATCATGTGGCGCAACCCCATGGCAGGGAGTCGAACCCTACAAATGCTCTTTCCTGTTGTGCACTCCGTTTCGTGGAGCGGACGGCATAACGTATTCGCGAATTCAGTTATGCACCTGATGCAATATAAAGCCGCCGCGATGACGACTTGTTTTGCTGATGGCTCGCCTGGCTGGATTCGAACCAGCGACCAACCGCTTAGAAGGCGGTTGCTCTTTCCTCTGAGCTACAGGCAAATAAAAAGCCCAAGGCGTTAACCTCGGGCTTGCTTGAATTCTTTGTGTCGACAATCAAAGCTATGGCGACGATATCAGATTTACATGAAATATATGCGTTTCAGTTCGGTTTTGCAAGTCTGAAGTGATTAGCAAGTCTAAATGCTATATCGGCTCTTTTTAAATCATCATAGAGACCTAAATACTCCCGTTTTCCATCGATGAGAATCTGTGCCTGCCACTTTTTTGCTCTTTTGTTATAATAAATACCCTTGCTACCTGATGTGTTATTTTTATAGATACCAGTGTTAAGAGAGTTAAGTTGGCTGGTTGCTTCTCTAAGATTGGCAATCCTGTTGTCGTCTCTTATTCTGTTTATGTGATCGATCTCTTTTTCTGGCATATATCCGTACACGTAGAGCCATGCAAGGCGATGAGCATGATAAAGTTTCCCAGAAATTTTTATTTGCACATAGCCAAGAGAATTTTTGCTTCCAGCAACGCTTCCTACAACCACCTTCTGCCTTTTCACTGCCCATGAAAACAAACCAGAAAAGGCGTCGTACTTAAGAATAGATTTAAGAGTTTCTTGGTCCATTACTTATATCCTCTCAAATCTAAATTTGTCGTCTTTTGTTGTGAACGCGATCGCGTTACTGAGATAAGCGCACCGCTATCGAGTCGCTTAAAGCTGTTACGCATTGCCAGCCAGTGAGGCAGATACGTTTCCGTCCAGGTCGATTTCGCCACGCCAGCCAGCTCTGCCAGCGCCTGATATTCGTACGTCTCACGCCCTGCCAGCTCCGCTTTAACGTCCTGCGCCGCCAGCCAGATAAGCTTCTTCAGGCGCTCCATCGTCTTGCCAGCCACCTTCTTCGCGCCGAGCTGCTCCCGGAACTCTGCCCACGCCCACTGAGTGATCGCCACCTGGTACTCGAACCGGATATTCTCGCTGTAGTTCCACAGCAGCCAGGCTTTTTGATGCTCTTCCAGCGATAGCACGGCGCGGCGCCAGGATGCGGTCACGAACTCAACCGGGCCCACCAGCGCGATGGATGATCCCTTCGCGCGGGACTGGCTGCCGCTCATCGCCGGGCCGTCAGGGTTAACTTTTCGGCCGGTGACCGGGTCGGTGATTTTCTTACGCCCCCGGCTGCGCGCCGTCGCGGTGAACTGCGCGTTCTCGGCGAAAGCTACCAGCTGCCCTTTCGTCGCACCGCTCAGATCTGCGGTCGCCACAATGAGCTGCTGACGTACGTATTCCAGTTGCTGACTGTTCATGCGGCTTCCTTCTGTGGCTGGTTTGTTTTGGTCTGGTTGTGCTTTGCTACTGGCGGCATGCTGGCGCGCTTAACGCTTTCTGCCTGGTACCGGAGGAAGTCGGTATAGTTCATGCTGCCTCCCGCTGTTTCAGTGCTTTGAGCTTGGCGCGGTACTCATCCCGGATCCGGATGAAGTCTTCACGGCGGTAGTTGGTCATTTCGTGGGGACCATTGAGCCAGTCGACGTATTCCTGGCCGTAACGTGCGACCAAACCAGCTTCGTATTGCTGCGCGACCGTCGCCTCTTTGGCGGTGTACTTGCCGGCCCCGGCATTGCAGGATTTGCACTGCTTATGCGCGTTGCGTTCTTCAAATCGCAGCTCAGGGTTAGCACCGACCGTCTTGAAGTGGCCACAGTCCCACTGGCCGCCGTGCAGATCGGGAGGATTGGTCTCGCCGCAGCTGATGCATGGCAAACCAGCATCACGCGCGCGGATGTAGGCGTTGAATGCCTGCTGAGCCTGCGCCTTGTAGTAACCGGCAGGCCGTAGCTCTGCCAGTCGCTCCTTGCGGCGTTTGCGCCCTGCTTTCTCGGCTTCCTTCTGCTCTTTGATGCGCTTAGCCGCGGCCTTGACCTTCTCCTTTTCGCGCTCTTCCATCGCGAGGATTGCGCCGTGCTCCGGGCTGCACCAGCGGATCCGGATGTCGTGGAATTTCGGCACGAAGTATTCACCGCATACTTTGCACTTACGGCGGGATGGTTTACGCATGATTCCTCCGAGCCGCTAGACGCAGCCATTTCTTATCGACCAGACGGGCGGTGTAGTCCTTCAGGGTCGGGATGTCGGACGGCTTAACCGCTGGCTTGCGCTGACGGCGAGTCGGAACGCGGAAGATTTCGTTTGTGATGACGCGTGCGAGAGGATTACCCATGGGAAGTCCTCCACTCTTGCGCCCAGGCGATGCGCTTACTGGATGCTTCGGAGAACCTCACACCGCGGTCGGTGCCGAACCAGTAAATCGCCTCGATCACGTCGACCATGTAGCGCTTGCTGGATTTGGATGTGCGGACGCCGAAATAAACGCGGCCGCCGTTGATGCCCGGCGCGGATTTCTGCTCGCTCTCCGGGTCCTGTATCTGGCTAACCAGAACAGTGATCAAGTCCTTCCATTCCTTCGGTTCAAGCCTTTCTCCGTGCCAGACGACTTGGACAGAGAGATCTTTCAGAAGCGGCCACATCAGACGGTTCTGTTTGTCTGTGCGTGTCTCTTCCCTGATCTCGACAACCATCGGCGCGCGAGGATTTACCGGAAGATTTCGAATGTATTCAATGAGGTTGTGTTTAACAGTGTCGTTAACGATGCAAAAGTTCTGCTTCATGCGCCACCTCCGAGAGGTAACGCAGAATGCAGAAAATCGCAGGTGCATTTCTGCATCTGTGGCAAGGTGAGGAGTTCAGATTGTGGTCGCATTTAAGTCCCCTTAAATGCGCAGAAGTCACCGGAGTTGTTCAGGCTCCGATGACATGATTATGGCTGGATGATTTTACAAAATCAAATGGGTGAAGCTTTCTTTTTTAACTTCAATGTTGGCGCTTTCTCCTTCGATTTATTCTCACTTTCAAATGCGTCTTTTGCATTGTTGCATCCGCATTGATGGCAAACATAGTCGCCACTCCACCCTCTGCGAGTAACCTCTTTTCCGATAGCGGTTGAACCACATTCAGGACAGACCATAACACCCTCCGGTTTGAATTTAACTGCACTATGATGGTACCAATTCAAATCCGGAGGGAAAGCCAATTTACAAAATAATCGTTTTATTTCAATAGCATAATATTGTTTAAAGGAATTTCTCACACACGACGTGATTATTGATAGGCATTACCGTACATCTGGCTTTGGTGCTGCCGAAATCATCGCCGCCCAGCACAGCTTCGCGCGGTGCGCCGCCTGCTGGCACCCACTCATAGCGTCGTACGCTTCCCATACCTTCTCGTCACTAAAGCTCTCATTAGGCTCTGATTCTAACCCATTGACGATCATGTCTTCTGTCGGCTCAACCGGAACCGCCACCCACCCTTCTGGCAACTTGTAAGCCGTCGTTACAGGTTCGGATTTACCCTGATTTATGCCGGTGGGCGACTCGGCGTTTTTTGGTGAATAATCCAGTTCTGGCGCGGTCTGCATAGTGGTTGGCGACTCGGCGTTTTCGGCACCCTGAAGCATGGCGGCGCGGCAGGCGTTCCATCCATCCGCGTACGAAACCTCGCAGCAAACACCTCCCTGGTCATCCATCGCATCAGGCACAGATACCGGCGCTGATGGGGCGGTGATATTAGCGAATGCTGCCCGAAGTCCAATCATGATGTCTTCGATATCATCGTTACCTATACCGCCATCGTTGAGGGCATGATGAAAATCCATCGCCATAGCAAAGGTGACTTCAACAGGCTCCGCTTCGAGCGATGCCAGCGCGATACGCAGAGCAGCCAGCGTGTTGCTGTCGTCTTCGTCCAGGCCGAACGGGATTTCATTGCGGGCAGCTTCCATTGCTGCGATTTTCTGCGAAAGCCATTCTTTGGTTAGTTCGCTCATAGGTTCACCTTCCTGAAACTGCGTCTGATATCATGGTCCGAATAGCTCCGAGACGGCTGAACTGCATCGTTTTGATAGACCAGCACAAAACTTTTACCATCGTTAGAGATGTATTCGATGATGAATCTGTTTCCGGTGTGGATGCTCTCGATAATGTCACCCTGTTTCATCCTCACTCTCCTTTAGGGCTGCTGGCGGCGATTTTGATACCAGCGTCAACGCAGGCAATACGGAATGCTGCTTGAAGTTCCCGCGCAACGTCTGGCACATAGCCGTCGAAGGTTGGCATTTCGACGGTTATATTTTCTGCGGCTTCCAGATCATCCAGCAGCGCCAGCACGGTTTTTGGGTTAGCTGCGGCGATGAACTCAGTATTGCGCTGCCCAACTTCATCCCAGGCAATATGGCATTCCCCGTCGTATTCTTCCTGAATGCATGCCGACGTAGAGTTGAGTGTATCCAGCAGGATTTGATTATTTTCGTCGTAGACAGCATAAGATGTGAAACCTTCCACGCAGTCTTCGCCCGAACCATATGCTCCTTCATTACCGCACGAGTCTGACCACCACTCTCCCTGCGTCGCTTTCTCTGCTTTCCAACGCAGCGCCTGTTTGTCGATGTTGCTCATTGGGCGGCTCCTTCAAATTGGTAAGAAATTTTAATTCCCAGCTTTTTAGCCATGGCATGCTCAGCGACAGCACCTTCCGACTCTTGCCACCCATGCAGCATGTGAATGGCGTCGGCGCAGCGAAGCATCGCCAGGCAGATGTCCATATACTCACGCTGAGATAAACCATCCGGGAGCGTGGCCGGATTTAATGCCACATGACCACCTGATAACATCTGCTGTGCTACTGCGTTAAACATCGGACGGTTGTAATTTTCGTAACCCGTCATTGGTCCTGCGATGTAAATTTTCATACCCCTGCCCTCCCGTACTTGTCTGATAACTCGCCCATTTGCCTGTGGATTTCCGCAAGGTCACACCCTGCGCACCCCAGAGCTTCGGCTATGAGTTCTTCCTGTTCTTTGGATGGCCCCGCCTGGAGAATCTGATTAAGTTTCCTGTTCGATACGCCGCAGTGCCTGGCGATGCTGATGAGCGTTACACCGTTACCCTTCGCCATGGTCCTAACCATCAAGCGATAATCACTCCATTCGCTCATACCCATACCCTCCCCCAAACCATCAATACTCGCTTCATAGCCGCGCTGTTGCGGCACTCCTGAAATATTCCATTGGTGCAGCTGCGCGCGGTACCGTCCTGCTCTTCCTGCGTCGCCAGGCGATAAGTCACCGTTCGCCAGACCTTGCTAATCCGGACAATCTTCCGGGCCCGCTCCAGATCGATAGCGTTCTTCGTGATGCAGTTGATGGTCATGCCGCACTCTGTGGCCACATCCTTCGCGGTAAAGGTCCGGTGCGTTTCGAGATAACGCAGAATTGCCTGTTTGCCTTTCATCGTCTTAGCACTCATAGTCAGCCTCCTGTTGCATCTGGCCGCTGTAGGTGAAATCTACCGGGTCCAGGCCGGAGTAGCGGCTGCTGAAGTGGTAGGTCTTTTCTGCCCCCGGCGCATGGCGGGACTTCACACAGATGATTTCGGTAATGCCTTTCAGTTCGGTGTTTTCGTTGTACTTCTCATCCCGGTAAACCATGAAGATCACATCTGCCTCCTGCTCAATAACGCCAGACTCTCGCAGGTCTGCCGCAACGGGACGCTTATTAGCGCGCTGCTCCAGGTTTCGGTTCAACTGGGCCAGAGCGATGACCGGGCAACGCAATTCTTTCGCCAGGTTCTTCAGGCCAGTGGCGATCTCCCCTACGCTGCGGTTCATGTTCTCCGGGTCTGACATCCGCATCTTCTGGAGATAATCGACGATTACCACGCCCAGTCCGCCCAACTTCTTACTCATACGCCGCGCTTCCGCACGCACCTGGTGAACGCTCAGGGATGGCTTGTCATTGATGTAGATCGGAGAGTCGATGAACTCCTTCATGCAGTGACTAACCTTTCCCCATGCCTCGTCCATTTTTCCGCTAACCTTGCTCAGCAGGTCTTCTTTGCTTACCCGCGCCCGGTGGAAAGCGACTCGCTCAGAGATTTGTTCCACTGGCATCTCGAGACTGAAGAACAGCACCGGCTTTTTGTTTTTCAGGCCTACGGTTTCTGTCACTGTGGTGCTAAACATGGTTTTCCCCATGCCAGGGCGCCCGCCAACGACGATAAAATCCGTATTGTTGAATCCTCCGAAAGCGCTATCGATGGTCGACATGCCGAGCTCTGTTTTATATTTCCAGATGTCGCCATTGATGATCGCCTGGATTGTTTCCAGCGACATGTCGATGCCAGTGGTGATGTGTTCAGTTCCGTAGTCAGCGCTGTGCTCAATTCCAGAGATGTCGGCCTGAATGTTGCCAATGATGTCAGCAATACCCTCGGTCGTTGGTTCGGACAGCTTCTGGATCCCAACCTGTAACGCCATGGTCATACGGCGACCAAGGTACATTTCACGAAGCTTTTCGCAGTAGGCTGCAAGGTTGGCGAAAGACGGAGTGTTTTTGCTGCATTCAGCCAGGTAAGCGAAACCACCCGCACTCTCAAGCACCCCGAGCTGCTCAAGATCGCTGGTCAGCGTAAGCAGGTCTATCTTCGAACCGGATTCGTTGAGTCGCTTATAGGACCGCAGAGCCACTTTATGGGGCGTTGCTGTGAAGTGGTCCTCAGTCAGGCCCTCAATCGCATCGGTAGCCATGTCGGCGCCATCTGCGCGACCTGCTGCAAGCATTATTCCGCCAATGACGGCCTGCTCAACGTATAAATCAATAAAACGGCTCATGCTTTGACTCCCTTGCGCTCACGGTGCTCGTTGATGGCCTGCTCGTAGACAGATCCCCAGTTCTTCGGATTCAGTATCCAGTCGAGAGTCAGCCATGGCTGATCGCCTCTGGTGCCGAACAGGGAAGACTTGCTAATCAGCTCGAAGGCCATTCCCATGTGCTTCAGTTCTCGCCAGTTGCCCTGGGTGGTTTTGCCGTTCCACACAGCTTCCAGGTCTCGATAGGCCGGACGGCGGCGGTTCCACTCATGCAGTGAAACGGCCTTCGAAGGGAATTTTTCATTCCAGAGCTTGATGATCTCTTCGTGCGGACAGGCTGCCGGATTGCTTCCCTGACCATCCGCCCATATCAGGGCGTCTGACAGGTATCCATCAAAGCGGGTCATACGGCACAGGTTTTCTGGCTTGAAGCTGTGACCCCAGTTCACATGGGCCCAGCGGATAACGAGTTTCAGCTCTTCAGCTGTGTAGCACTGGTCTTTGCTCTTCACCGTGGAGAGAGCTTTCTCAAAAGGTGCCAGCGCAGCACAACGACTACCGGTTAGCTCGTTGAAGTAATCCATCACTTCCTGAGCGAGTGAGTTTTCCCCCTGGGGGGATTTAGGGGGATCTTTTCTTTCTTTCTTTTGAATAGTTTCTTTTGTGTTTAGCTGAGTTGGCTTATGGGTATTAGCTGACTTGGCTAATGTTTCATTAGCTGTTTCGGCTAATGATTTGCCATTTTGGCTAATGCTAAAATTCCAGTCAGAAATCACCTTATTCACCCCGATCGCCAGGCCGTTGGTAACGATGATGTTCATTGCAATCATCTCGTTCTTGGCCTTGCAGACATGCGTATGGTGAATGCCGGTCATTGCTGCAATCTGGGTATTGGTAATGCGGTCAAACTTTTTCCCGAACCCGTAAGTTTTGCGGATCACCGCCAGAACGACCTTCAGCTGGCGAGCCGTTAAATCAGCAGCCATAACCGCTTCCAGCAGCTCGTTAGCGATGCGGGTATACCCATCATCGATATCTGCCACCTGACGCTCCACGACCGTTACAGACGGTCTGAAAGGTATTACTTTTGCGAGGTTACCCACGGCCACTCTCCTTACGTTTCAGTTCTTCCAGGATGGCGCGCATCTTCTCTGCCACAATCGGATTAACCGAGCGGATGAAGAGGTCGCGGGTTATGTTTTTATGTACAGCGGTATGGTAATAGCGTGGATTTTTTGCCATTATTCCTCCTGCAACTACTGTCGTTTTTGCACCAGAAAGTCGGTTCTGTTCGCGCAGACCGGCTTTCGCCATTTCTGTAGTTCTCACATACACCCCAGCATTGAAGTGACCATGGCCATCAGCGGCGCGGTCAGGTCCGGGTCGACACGGAACATCTCTACGATCCCCTCACTGAGTTCCTTGAGCTTCTGGTGACGCGGGGCGTTCATCGCAACGGCCACTTTCGCCTCACTCGTTTCCTTCTCAAGTCGTGCTAAGCGGGACATGAAGCTGTCCTCTGGGAGAAGTCGATGGCGGTACTCCAGCGGCAGGACGGCCATGATTGCCGGGGCCAGCTGGCGAATGTTGTTGGCGGCGTATTCGGTGTCGCCATCAATCCAGCGGAATACCTTCTGCATCTGGCGGTGCGAGTCAGTCGGGATATCCAGACCGGTGCCGCCGGTTGCCCGCCACTCTTCAACAATCAGCGCCGCGACAAATTCACGGCTGCGGCAATCAGCTGCCCAGGCGCGAACAGCTGCACGAATCCCATCGATGTTTAACGCCCTGGAATCAGGTTCCCGGCGATTCTGGTAAATCATCGCAGTTGGCGAAAATTTGTTACCTTGTTGATACGCAAGTGAATGCATTGCTTTCCCTTTCGTTGTTAAGGCCGCCGTTAAGCGGCATGGTTGTCAGGGTGTGGAAAGATGGACGGCAGATCCGGGCGGAATTCATGAGCCTGGATTTCACCACCAACCGCTTTCACCAGCTCAGGAACGTGAACTGGGGAGATGCGTTTCTTTCCGTTAAGCCAGTCGCAGATAGTGGACTGAGCTTTGCCGCAACGTTTTGCCAGTTCTTTCTGGCTGCCAGCGATGGCGATCGCTTTCTCTACTGCGGAGTTCTTCTCTACTGTTGGGGTCTTCATAATCACCTCAGCTATCAGTTTAAAGCGATTATGGTTATCACTTTAGCGAATGTAAATCGCATAGGCGATTTTTTGCTAAATAATCGCTTGAGCGATAGAGTTAAAGGAGTCATTAACAGAGGTGAATATGGGATTCTCGGAGCGCTTAGCGCAGGCAATGGAAAACGCTGGATATACACAGGGTCGATTAGCTAAAGAGGTCGACATGGCTCAGTCCAGCGTAAATAAGTTACTAAAGAATGCTAAAGGCTCTCGAAAAACCGTTGAGATTGCCTCTGTACTTGGTGTTCGCCCTGAATGGCTTTCTACTGGTGAGGGGGAAATGGCTGCCGGTGGCGCCAGAGAGCCAACTGCGCTATACCAGGTTAAGCCGTCACTGAATGGGATTTATCGCGTGGATGTACTCGACGTTAAAGCCAGTGCTGGGCCAGGCACACTGGTAACCAGCGATTTCATTGAAACTATCCGGGCCATCGAATACACAACTGAACAGGCGCGCGCTTTATTTGGCAACCGGCCAGCTACGCACGTTAAAGTCATTACCGTGAATGGCGACAGTATGGATGGGACTATTTCGCCTGGTGATCAGATCTTCGTTGATACCGGCGTTACGCATTTTGATGGTGACGGGGTGTATGTCTTTGTCTTCGGAAAAACCCTCCATGTTAAGCGTCTTCAGATGCAGCGTGACCGCCTGGCAGTAATATCCGATAACCCGATTTACGAAAAATGGTACGTCGAACCTGAGGATGAGGACGCGTTCTACGTGATGGCGAAGGTGTTGCTCAGACAGTCCATCGACTATAAGCGCTTCGCATAGCCCGGCTCCCGGGCTAGCATCTCCAACCCTCTTTAATCAACTTTTCACGTATATCCTCTATACGCTGAAACTCCTTTCTTTTTTTCAGGATGACTGACAACTGAGAGTACCCATAATGTGACGGAGGATAAAATTCACTGGGATACTTATTTCCAGTTAACGATTCGTACTCTTCCACCCTTTTGTCATGAGCATGACGCAAAGCCGGAAACGCCAATTCAGATAGCGCAATCATTTGTTCGCATAAATGCTCGGCCCTTGCGAGGTTATCGCCCTCTCCCCTCAGCTTGTAATATTTCTTGATATCCTCCTGAAGTCCAAAGTGAACCTGAACGATCTGCTCTGGGCTTAGCCAGCGGAGCTTATCAACCCATTCTTTATGGTCCATGCGTATCCCCCTCCAAAAAAAATCAGCATACCACGTAAATAAATTTCAATAAAAATCGCTTTAACAATCATGCAATTATAGCTTTATCGATGATAAATATCGTTTTGGCGATTGACTCAAATAATCGCTTTAGCTATTGTTAGTTCATCGAAACGAAACATCGACAGCTGAGCGAAGTTAGCCAGCGGCGGACAGCAAGTCGCCTGCTTTTTAACAACATGCAGATTTACAGCGTCAATGACCTGTTAAGACCCCCACACGAAAAAGTGCTGTATCACCGGGTGCGATCCGGTCGGTGAGAGAGTATCCCCGCGCGAGAGCGAGAACGGCGTGAGAACGGGCAACACTGGCAGGGAGTTGGCGCTTAATGAACAAATCTTAGCTGCCTGGCTGGCAACCTACTGCCAAAAACACAGCTTTCCCCGCATGAGAGGCTAACTGCGGGGCGCGGACTCGACGCGTAGTACAGGTGTAACCCGCAACACGAAGTTCGAGTGGCGTCCGTCTGGTAAGTGGCTACGGCCTGCAACTGGATGAAACGCCAAGGGTGACAGCCGGAGAGACGGCTCACAACGAAAAGAGCGCTGGCATGCAAAAAATAATCTCGCAGCCATTGCAGTACCAAAAGCCAGGATGGAATGGCAAAACGCGGTAGTGCTCTTTTCGTTGTGGCGAAGTGCTTTGGGGTGTGGTGGCGGTGTCCTCAAGCGAGGTGCAACGCTAGCAGTGTGATAAGACCTGAAAACCGGCTGGGCAGATAGTTGTTTGCCAATACAGAAAACAGGGCGTCAGGAAGTAAGTGAGAGTGGCGACTCAGTGCCAGTCCACCACACCGACCAAAGCATTTCTCCCGCATCAGCGGGTAACGACAGAGGGTAAAGCGATGGCAAAAGTTGTTCTGGTCTGGAATCCACAGAAGACAGAGTGTGTCGGTTTTTTAGAGCGAGAACCTGATGGTTCCACTTGGGATTGTGGATCAGATGGTGACGCGGAGCATGCAGCTGGCGGTATGAGATGGAATCCAGTTTCCACTCTCGCCGATAGCTTCAGGGAGCAATACGAAGACGTTGATGACGAATGTTTCATGCAGACCATTGAAGTTGATCAGTCATTAGCCGACGCGGTTGAAAGAGAAAAAGAAGATTAACCCGCTCCGGCGGGTTTTTTATCGGCCATACATAGGCAGATTTTCGAGTCTGCCCATTTATGACAACCGGCGGCCATCCACCGCCCAATGAAACACTGAATAAATGCGCAGAAGTCTTGTATTAACCGTTCCGTTCGCCGCGATAAGGCCAAGAGGATTTATGAGCAACCCAATCACAGTAGGTTTTACAGGCCTGACGAAGCGAATTTTCGCGGGTCGTTCAAAGCCGAGCAAATTGGCGCCCGGTGTTCGCGAGTTCACCGGTGAGAAATTTGATGTCACAGACGAGGCGCTATTTGCAGTGGCCCATCTTCTCGCGGTTCGCGATGACATCCTGATATTCCCGACAGCTGATGGGAAAGAGATTCACCTCCGCGCCGACATCAAAGAAAAGCGGGAGGCATCATGACAGTCACCCATAACGGAAAGAAGTACACCGCCAAAAAGCTCAACGATAACGAGTGGCAGCTGACGTCCGTATCGGCACCGCGTGAAAAGCTGACGCTTAACCGCTGGCAGATGCATATGGCTGGCCTCCTGGTACAGGTAGAGGTGAAGGTATGATTGGAATGCACTACGGCACCGCATCAGTGCCACGTAGCGAGGTTTTACCGGGCACAATGCTGCAACACCACGGCAAAACTTATCGCGCCTCTGCGAACGTTGAGAAAGGCCTGTACGCCTTCAACATCTTCGAAAAAACCATCATCAAAAGTGATTCCGTCGTTGTGCTGCTGAATGAGCGCGGCGAGCCAATGGTTCACTGATACCAACCACCCTGTTCAACCGATCGGCCTGGCTTTCTGCGGGCGGGATCTGCACATCCAAATTTCAGGAGTTCAGTCATGAACACATACCTCACTTACGACCGAATCGAAGATCGGCGCTGGGTTGAACAGCAACTCGACGACGAGAAAGAGAAGTGGATCGACGACCGGGCTAAAGAACTGATCGCCATGTTCCCTGCGAAACCTCTGGAAATGAGCAGCTTGTTCCTGCCCCAGGAAGCCCAGTTTGCGCTTATCGGAGAAAGGGCCGAAGAGGCATACAACAAATACATATCGGCCTGCGCGCATGCCCGCGCCGAAGAAGAATGGCAGCGCCAAGCGCCCTGCCCGTTTTAAGGAGTGATTATGAGCTTCGATCTGATTCAGTTCGTTAAGGAGCAGGAGCCGCTGTTTGTCGGTGCCCTTACCGACCAGTCTCTGACGTGGGCAAAGGAATGCCAGTTCGCTATCCAGTTATTCCAGCGTAATCAAAAATTGGCAGAAACGGCGATTGCCAACCCCACCAGCGCCCAGAACGCGATTATCAACGTTGCAGCTGTCGGCATTAGCCTGAACCCTGCAAGCAAACTGGCTTATCTGGTTCCGCGCGACGGTATGGTCTGCCTCGATATCAGCTATATGGGCCTTCTTCACATCGCCCAGTCAGTTGGCGTCATCAAGTGGGGTCAGTGCAAGCTAGTTCATGCAAGCGACGACTACGAGACACTAGGTCTCGATAAGGCGCCAGCTCATAAATACAACCCGTTTGCCACGCCTGACGCTCGCGGCGCCGTTATCGGTGGCTACTGCACAGTTAAAACCGCTGATGGCGACTATCTGACTGAAGAGATGAGTCTCGCTGAGATAGAAGAAATCAGGAAAGTGAGCAAAGCGGGAACATCACCAAAAGGCCCATGGGTCAACTTCTGGTCTGAGATGGCAAGGAAGACGATCGTCAAAAGAGCCTATAAATACTGGCCGCGTGCTGACCGTCTGGATAATGCCGTCGATGTGCTCAACGAAAGCGAAGGCATATACACCGAGCCAGTTATGCCATACACCCCAGAAAGCGAAATCATCCAGTCAGAAGAAAACGCAAAACAGGAACTTACCAACACCATCCAGTCACTATGTGAGGACATGAAGCAGGCGAAAAATATGCATGCTCTCAAAACCCACTTCCAGGCAGCTTACAAAATGACGGTCGGAATGCAGCTTCAACAAGAGGTGCAGGCCGTCTACGCCAAGTGCAAAGCAAAATTCGAAGAGGTTACGCAATGACAGCTCTTTACCAGATCGCCAATGATTTCGCAAAGCTGACTGATTCAGGCATGGAGCCTGAAATGATAGCCGACACCCTTGATGGCATTGAGTGGGAACTGGAAGCAAAGGTCGAGCAGATTCTTGCTGTTTGCAAAAACGAATCTGCTTATGCCGAGGCGCTGAAAGAAGAAAGCAAGCGTCTTGCAGAGCGCGCAAAAGCCGCAGAAAACCGAGTGTCGAGCATGAAAGATTATGTGGCTACCTCCCTCGAAACAGCGGGAAAGAAATCACTGAAGGCAGGCATTCATCAGGTAACGGTTCGCGCGCCGTCTAAGTCCGTTGAAATTACGGATGCCAGCGCGCTTCCTCCTGAATTCGTCGAATACGAGACGAGCATCAAGCCAGACAAATTGGCTATCAAACACCAAATCGAAGCTGGCGTGGATGTACCTGGTGCGCAAATAAAACTCGGCAAACCTTCACTCATTATTAAGTAGGTGCCGTCATGAAACGTACACCCTTCTACCGCAGGCCCGGGCGAACCGGGCAATTCTCCGGCCTCCGTGAGCGCGTTATCTGGATGATTCAGACGCGCGGACGTCCAGTAACCGGCAGAGAAATCGCTGAGAAATTCGGCGTAACTCTCATCGAGTTTAACCGGGTGGCCAATGGCATTACCCGCGGCTCCGGGCAGATAGCGAAGATAGTTGAATCGGAGAAATGGCTCAATGAGGACGGCATCTGTGACCGGACATTTAGCCTCGTGACGAAACCGAAGGTTGTAACGCCGCAAGGTAAATCGCGGCTGTTCACCCGACGCGCCATAGAGCAATCGCAGGAAGGCAGACGGCAGGAGTGCATTGAACGTGCCGCCCGCCGTAGCCGCCTGATTGCTCAGGGCCTGTACATCGACGAAATGGAGTCCATCCTATGACTCACGCTCACGACGACATCAGTGTTGGCACGCTGTGCCTTCCCTTCATTGGTAACGGCTGGCTAATGCCATGGGGTGAAGTGGTCAGCAATCCATTAAAGGCGCAGCGGCTCGCTGAGGAATATCGGGAAAGGCAGGAGGCGGCATGAGCATACCTCAAGTTGTCAGTTTCTCTGGCGGCAGAACCTCGGCCTATCTCGTCCATTTAATGGAGCAAAGGAGACTGTCTGGCGAAGAGGTTCACTATGTCTACATGGACACAGGGGCAGAGCACAGAGGGACCTACGAGTTCATCAAGAAGCTGGCGCGCGAATGGTCGATTAACCTGATCTGCCTCCGTGTAAAGGTTAACCCTGAACTGGGTAAGGCAAACAGTTACTCGGTGGTACCGCTTGATGATATCGGCCCTGATCTTCAGCCATGGAAAGATGTCTGCGAAAAGTACGGCACCCCATACGTCCACGGCGCGTTCTGCACCCGGACCATGAAAATGGAAGTTTTCGAAAGATATTGCCGGGAAACATTCGGCCAGTATCACACATGGATTGGTATTCGGGTTGACGAGCAGCGCAGGCTAAAGCCTCGAGAAGGCGTTAGTTATCTGGCAGATGTAAGCGATTTCGAAAAGCAGGACATTCTCGACTGGTGGAAGGATCAGCCATTTGACCTAGGCATTCCAGAACACCTGGGTAACTGTGTTTTCTGTATCAAAAAAGGGATAAACAAGGTCGCCCTCGCCGCACGCGACGAGCCTGAGCTCGCCGCTGACTTCTGGAATCTTATTACCGACCCGTCAGTAAGGGTTGTGGAACGACGCCAGCAAGAAAACAAAATCATGTATCGCGGCAACAATTCTCTGGAGAGCGTGATCGCAATGTTCTCTGACAGTTCACGCGAAGATATTGCAGCAACAATAAAAGGAGGCGGCGGATATGACCCTAATTCATGCACTGAAAGCTGCGAAGCCCTGACGTGTGAAGTGGATGATAACCCAGAGCCAGAGGTAGAGGAGCCCGAGGAAGAAGAAAGCCAAGTTTCGATCCGCACTGGATATGGAGGAAGCCATACTCCAGCAGATCAGCGCGACCTCTGGCGTACTCCACCAGCCCTCTTCGCTTCTCTTGATGCTGAGTTCTGCTTCCAGTTGGATGCCGCCGCGGCTCCGCATAACGCACTGTGCCGGAAGTTCATCACCTCCGAGCAGAACACGCTGGAAACGCCGTGGGCTGATTACCTGAATGTGCCAGGCTACGTCTGGCTGAACCCGCCATACAGCGACATCACGCCGTTTGTGAAGAAGGCTGCCGCCGAGAGCAACAATCAGATCGGCACGGTCATGCTGGTTCCGGCAGACACATCGGTTGGCTGGTTTAAGGAGGCTATCCAGACCGCCAGCGAAGTTCGCTTTATCACCGCCGGGCGGCTGGCTTTTATCAACCCGGTCACCGGTAAGCCGGTCTCGGGAAATAACAAAGGCAGTATGCTCATCATCTGGCGACCGTATCCGCGTACACACTGCCACTTCGCAACTGTGGACCGGGACGAGCTGATGGCTTTCGGGGCGAAACTTCTCGCCCGCCGGGAGGCCGCATAACGCCAGCAAATGAAAACGCCATCCGCACCGCATGCCGCCGCTGCACCGAGGAAATCCAGCAGGCCATGCGCAAGAAGCCAAAGCCTAACTGGAACGAAACAGTGCCTCCCATCATCAACAAGCATCACAAGAAAATTGAAGCTCTGGGAGTTAGCCTCCTGGAGTTCGTCGTCAAAACTGGCCGCCTTAACGGGCGGTTTGGAGCCGAACAATGATTCGCCGACAGATCGATACATCAACCCGATTTCTGCTTGATACCGCCTTCCACCGACTTGAAATAATCCGTGATGACGGTTTCTACCGCCACCTGCGCATGAAGCAGCCAGGTACGTCCTGTTATTACTTCGACATTATCACCTGGCCGGGATATCTGACTGTTACCGGCGACATGGGCACCTGGACATTCTCCCGTATCGCGGACATGTTCGAATTTTTCGGTCCGTGGCAAGACGGTATTAACACCGGTTACTGGTCCGAAAAGCTGGAGGCTGGCGCTGGCTATTCAGCGTGTGAGCTATTGGCGAAAGAGTACGATCATGATGCTTTTTGCCGAAGCCTGAAGGAATCAATGAGCGAGTATCTGGAAGATACACCAGAAGACCAGCAGGAAGACGAAGACTGGGATTATGAAGAGGATACTCCAGACAGTGATAAAGCCAAGGTTCGTGAGGTAGTCCGTGAATTATGCCGGGGTGGATTTAGCAATGATTGGGAAGCATATCAGGCAGTTTATAACGCTGACTGGCCCGAAAGTTTGAGTGCCTGGGATGTCTGCGACGGGCTGACATTCAAAACCTACACCAGCCACTTCCGCTGGATCCTTTTTGCCATCACTTGGGCGATCTCCAAATACCACAACACGAAGCTGGTCGATAAAGCTATGTCGAAATTCATAGCGGTAAGGATGGCCTCAGCATGAACAGAGCCTCACCCGTTGATTTGAGAAAAAGCCTCGAAATCGCCAACCACCTCGCACATATTGGGATTCGTTTCGTGCCGATTCCGGTGGCGACCGAGGAAGAATTCCAGACGCTGGCCGCCGAGCTATCTCGACGGCTTGAAAATATGGCGGTCGAAGCCGAGAAGAATGAAGGCGGTGCAGCATGAAGGCACTAATCACCAGGTCGCTAAAGCGGCCTTTTTTATTGCTGGCGCTCACCTTCAACCGAGTTAACCGACAGTTCCGGGAGCACTGACCATGGACATCATCGACACAGCAACAGAGATTGAAGAGCTTCAGCGTAACGCTGCCCTTTCCGCTCACCGCATCGACCGCAACGCCGTATCAGCTGAGCGTTGTGCGGAATGCGGGGAGGATATCCCGGAGCCGCGGCGCGCTGCCGTGCCCGGCTGCCAAACGTGCGCGGAGTGCCAGAGCGTTATAGAGCTGAAGAATAAGCAGAGGGGGTTGTAATGCAGCAGTCAATTTTAGACATGTGCTGCGGGTCGCGCATGTTCTGGTTCGACAAGCAGGACGAACGCGCGGTGTTCAGTGATATCCGCGCCGAACAGCATGAGCTTTGCGACGGTCGACAGTTGGTTATTAGTCCGGACCTTATTGCCGATTTCCGCGCCCTCCCTTTTGCCGATAACACTTTCCCTGTCGTCGTGTTCGACCCGCCGCACCTCGAGCGGGTCGGCGATAACGCGTGGATGGGTAAAAAGTACGGGCGGCTCAACAAAGAAACATGGCGCGACGATTTGCGTGCAGGCTTCGCCGAAGCGTTCAGGGTGTTGTGGCCACACGGTGTGCTCATCTTCAAATGGAACGAAACGCAGATCCCGGTAAGCAATATCCTGGCGCTTACCGACGAGAAGCCGATCATCTGGCAGCGCACCGGCAAGTCAGACAAAACCCACTGGGTGATCTTCGTCAAAGGTGGTCCCAATGTTCAGGATAATCCAGCCTAATACCTGGTACGCCGATCCCCACGGCGCACCCTGCAAAATCCTCCGCGCAACCCATGAAGTAATCCACTACATCCGCAACGGCCGCACCTGCATTGCCAGCATGGGCCGCTTTCAGCACGAATTCGAGCCACTGACCAAAGCACAGGCTGAGCGGATCGCCGAAGAAATCGAAACAGCAGAACACCTGAAGAAGCTGCGCGCCCAGCGTGCGGCATGAGGAGAGATTATGTCAGACCAAAGCAAATTTTATGATTATTACATGGTTGAGGGCGATGAAGTGAAGTCGCTTATTGCAGGTTATGACGATATCGGAGAGCAGCGTAACTCTATTCTGCCCGAAGCGGCCGGCAAGGTCGGTGCTATTGCGTGGACAACTTCCAGTGGATGGGGTGGCGGAGGCGGCTTGCTTAATGGGTTTGTGTGGGATAAGGGATATCAATTCCCCTGCCCTATGACCATTAAGCGTGAAGAAATGTTTGATGGTAAGCGGGTAGTGCTGGGGAGAGGGAAAGGGAATACGAAAGAGGGCCGGGCTTTCAACAAAGAGCTCGATGCGGTAATGGAAGAGGCCAACAAAAAACTGAAATCTTTGCCTGAGTGGAAAGACTACATCGTTAACCACTACGGCATTATGCGAACTGGTATCGGAGGACAGTCTGGCCGTGGCTTCGGTTTCGCGATGCTATCCACGTATGGCGGTAAGCACCCGGGTCGTGATGACTGCCTGGTATTCGCTATCCCGAACAACAAAGAAGAGCGCCACGGTGAAGTAGAGATACCGGGAAACTTCCAGAAAATAACCTACGGGCAGTTTTACGACATCGTTAACCATCCGAATGAATGACGCAACTGATAGCTGATTCACTGAGTCGGCTATTGGGTGCGAATGCACTGCCACGTTATCCCCCTTTCCCCGGCCATCGTGCCGGGTTCTTTTTTGCCTGGAGAAAACCATGAGCGACATTATTCAGCTGGCACCAAACAAATGGGTCACAGAGGAACTTTTAACTGCGACAACCGGCATGTCAAAGCACATGATTCAGCATGCCCGCCGGTCTACCTGGATGGAGGGAAAGCATTATCGCCATGTTGCCCCTGATATGGCACCTAAGCAAAACAGCCCAATCATGTATAACCGCGATGAGATAAACCACTGGATCGAGCACCAAAGCCCAGCGAAACGCCGGAGAATATCTGCTTAAATGTCCTTTGGCACATCAAACGAGGAATGATTATGGCAGCATACCCAACAGGCGTAGAGGTTCATGGCGAATCGTTACGCATATGGTTCATATATCAGGGAAAGCGTGTCAGGGAAAATCTCGGCGTTCCTGACACGCCAAAAAACAGGAAAATGGCAGGCGAGCTTCGGGCTTCAGTCTGCTTTGCGATAAAGACAGGCACATTCAATTATGCCTCACAATTCCCGGATTCATCGAACGCAGAGAAATTCAGCACTGTCAGAAAGCAAATCTCCCTACTTGAACTGAAATCGAAATGGCTCGGACTTAAGGAGATGGAGCTTAGTCTCGGGACTTTGCGGCGTTACGATTGCCACCTCACAACAACCATCGAAACTATTGGTGAGCACAGGTACATCGGCAGCCTGAACACTGAAGATATCCTTAGCGCCAGGAAGGAGCTACTGAACGGCTGGCAGAAAACCAGGCATGGACTGAATCATCCACCCAAAAAAGGAAGAAGCGTTCCTACCGTCAATAGTTATATGGCATGTCTTGGCGGGATGCTTGGCTTTGCTTTCAAAAGTGGCTATCTGAAAACCGATCTGATGGCAGGCATCTCCCCGCTCGCAAAAGAAAGGCCCATTCCAGACCCTCTGACTTCTGACGAGTATCAGCGAGTGATCGCGGCCTGCCCAACCCAGCAGTTTCAGAATATGGTTATCTTTGCGGTTAATACAGGCGTCCGGCATGGGGAGCTTAGCGCATTAGCCTGGGAGGATGTGGACACTGTTAACTGGACAGTTACAGTGTCACGTAACTATTCCATGAAGGGTAACTTCACCCTGCCCAAAACCAATGCCGGGATTCGGACTATACAGTTGACCCAGCCAGCAATTGACGCGCTTAAAGCGCAGATGCCACTGACCAGAATGATGGCGTCACACAAGGTAAGCGTCAGCCTACGGGAATACAAGAAAAAGAGAACTGACGAATGCACCTTTATATTCTCCCCGTCCATTACTTCAATGAACGGCAAGAAGACTATGTGCTACGTTCCCGGGTCTATTAATTCGGCCTGGCGCACTGCCCTGCGTCGTGCAGGCGTCCGGCAAAGACGATCTTATGAAACCAGAAACACATATGCTTGCTGGGCACTGGTAGCTGGAGCGAATCCAAACTTCGTTGCGCACCAGATGGGCCATTCGTCAGCGCAAATGCTCTTCACGGTTTACGGTAAATGGATGACCGAGAATAACCATGACCAGGTGGGCATTTTGAACGCGTCTTTTACTCAAAATGCCCCACTGATGCCCCATAGAAAAACCGCATAAACTCAAGTATCTGATTTTAAATATCAATATCACTTCAATCATGATTCATCTGGATGAGCAAGGTCGGCTCTTTTGCCTTTAGCTTCCTGCCGGTAATGTTCTGTATCGCCATTCCTCTGGGTCTGGCGCGCGAAAATAAAGGCGTGGCGGCGTTTGCGGGCTTCGTTGGCTATGCGGTCATGAACCTTGCGGTTAACTTCTGGCTGACTGCCAAAGGGATCCTGCCCACGACCGACGCGGCGGTACTGAAAGCCAATAACATTCAGAGCGTGATTGGTATTCAGTCCATCGATACCGGGATCCTTGGAGCCGTGATCGCGGGGGTGATTATCTGGATGCTGCACGAGCGCTTCCACAACATCCGCCTGCCCGATGCGCTGGCCTTCTTCGGCGGGACCCGCTTTGTGCCAATCATTACGCTGGTTGTGATGGGTCTGTTTGGTCTGATCATCCCTCTGATTTGGCCGATTTTTGCCATGGGGATCACCGGTATCGGCCGCATTATCAACGGCGCGGGTGATTTCGGCCCGATGATTTTCGGTACGGGTGAACGTCTGCTGCTGCCATTTGGTTTACAGCATATCCTGGTTGCCCTGATCCGCTTTACCGAAGCCGGCGGTACCATGGACGTTTGCGGTCATTCCGTTAGCGGTGCGCTGACCATCTTCCAGGCCCAGCTGAGCTGCCCGACCACTCACGGCTTCTCTGAAAGTGCGACGCGTTTCCTCTCTCAGGGTAAAATGCCTGCCTTCCTCGGCGGCCTGCCGGGCGCAGCGCTGGCGATGTACCACTGTGCCCGTCCGGAAAATCGTCATAAAATTAAAGGTCTGCTGATCTCCGGCGTTATTGCCTGCGTGGTGGGCGGTACGACAGAACCTATCGAGTTCCTGTTCCTGTTCGTAGCGCCGGTACTGTACCTCATCCACGCCGTACTGACGGGCCTGGGCTTTACCGTGATGGCTGTGCTCGGTGTGACCATCGGTAACACCGACGGTAACGTGATTGACTTCGTGGTCTTCGGTATCCTGCACGGCCTGTCCACCAAGTGGTATCTGGTGCCGGTTGTGGCCGCCATCTGGTTCGCGGTTTACTACGGGATCTTCCGCTTCGCCATCACCCACTTTAACCTGAAAACGCCTGGCCGCGATACCGATACGGCCACCAGCGTTGAACAGGCGGTAGCCGGTACCGTTGGGAAATCCGGATATAACACGCCGGCTATTCTGGCGGCGCTGGGCGGTGCGGATAACATTACCTCTCTGGATAACTGCATCACCCGCCTGCGTTTGTCGGTGGCGGACATGTCCAAAGTGGATACCAACGCACTTAAAGCTAACCGGGCTATTGGGGTGGTACAGTTAAATCAACACAATTTGCAGGTCGTCATTGGCCCGCAGGTACAGTCAGTGAAGGATGAGCTGGCAACCCTGATGCGAACCGTCGAAGCCTGA